CGTGATCGTCGACGAAAAGATCGTCGACCGGCTGACTCAAGCCCTCGAAGGACATACGAGCGAGTGTCCGCCGGATGAATTGTGCCTCAAGTGTCACAAGTAGTCTGGCGACTATCGTGAGCACCTCTTGCTCTGGTCTGCGTGAAAGCACGCGGATCATCGTTCGTTCGCTAGCTCTCCCCATTCTCAGTCACCTCCTGGCCAAAGGGCCGGTAGACCGTATCAGGTTCGGGCTGCTGCTGCGCGATTTTCGCGTGATGGCTGGACGGATTGACGCGTGGACGACGTCGGACAACCGTGAACAATCGCATGTCAAGTATTACCTTGATCAAATGATGTGCAAAGTGTTCCGAAGCCCGACCCCGCCGCCGCGTCCGGCGACACTGACAGAGCGTGAGGCGTTGTTTGCTGGGTTTGTAAGAAAATACGTCATGCGGGCCGTGGCTCGCCGCGATGCGACGTTCATCTACTCCTTGCAGAAAGGCTCCAAGCAGAGCTGGCCTGCCATGGGGAGTGAGAAACAACTCGCATCGCTGCTTGCCCACCGGGAAGACTGGATCACCGTCAAAGAGACGGATCCGGGCATCCTGGCCTGCATTGCCACCGAGTCGAAGCGCATCTTCACGCGCAAACGAATGGGGGCTCCGACGAAGTTCTTACCAACAGGTTCGGCTTGCTTACAAGCTCCTCGCAACAAAGGCGGGGCGTTAAGCTTAACGACCGAACTCCAGCAGGTGACGAGCGGTCCCATGGGGCGACTGCCATCACTGATTCACGCGATGAACGCGTGGCGCGACGAGAATTTCCATCGCCTAAAAGGCAGTTGGAAATCCGCGTAGCGACTACACCGGAAACCGTGTGTGAGGTGAAGGTGGTTTCCTTACCCGAGCCAGCTAAGTTCCGAACCATCACCGTCGGCGACGGCGAGATGAACGCATCGTTGCAACCCGTCCAGGGTCAGATGATCGAAGCATGGAAATGCGACGACCTATCGACAATGGGCCTTGATAGTGATGAGGCGTGGGACGATAAGATAAATTTTATCGACTCATGCCTCCCGCGCCACTATGAGTGGTGCTCACTGGACATGACAGGGGCAACTGATAAGGTTCACAAGGACGCAACGTTCGCCGCTCTGCACGGTGTGGATCACTCTCCCTGGATAGGATTGATTCGCTTCTCTTTCGGCTCTTTCCGGGTCATCTACCCAAAGCGCGCACTCGACGGCACTCCGCTGTCGATCCCCGATGGACGCACGAACAATGGTCAACCGATGGGTCATCCCCTCAGTTTTCCGCTGCTTTGTGCTATCAATAAGGGCGTGCTCCGGCGAGTCTGCCAGATCTGGACAGGCTCCCCTGGGGTGGACAACCTGGAGCGCGACTTGCGCCGTCTTACGGCGAGGCAGATAATGCGCCTATCACTGATTAACGGTGACGACCTTCTGTTCAAGTCCGACCGCGAGTTCTACCAAATTTTACAGGCCATTTGGCCACTGGTAGGGTTCGTCGAGTCGGTTGGAAAGTAGTACGTGTCAGCAGATATGTGCAGTATCAACTCGCGGATCTTCGTGCGAAAAGGTGGACGCATGGTGCAGGTTTCTTACCTGAACCAGCGGCTCATCTACGGCACGAACATCAAGGACGGCACGTCGCTCAATGCGCAGCCTACTCATGTAGCGAAGTCTTTGAATCGAATGTGCAAGCTCGTTCCATGGGCTAAGAACACACTACCGCTCGCGTTCCAACGCTGGCCGTGGGCTCGAGAACTCGGATTTACTCCGAACTGGTACCTGCCGGTCCACCTAGGTGGCTACGGACTGGACCGGTCTCTCGCTCCCGAAACGACCCGCATTGATCGCCTACAGCGGTTGGTGGCGGCTGTTTTCATTAACAAGCCACAGCTTGCGCTTGCACGCCTATCTCTCTCTGAGAAGCGCTCATCCGCGTTCCGACTGACGGACCGGCGGCTGAAGCGCGCGACATGCCAGTGGCGTCTTGTCAAAGCGACAGACCGCCGCGAGAGCCATGAGCAGTTTCTTGAGTTTTCCAACGATCCTTGGCAGCAATTACTCTGCCAGGCTTCGCGCATGGGTCATGCCGGGGTGGAGACGATCGAAAAGACCATTTTGTTTAAGGTCCGCAGACATCTGCACCGGTGGAAACCGATGTCAGACGAAGGGATCTCAGACTGGTGGGATATTTCGTTCGTCGCCGCGCCCGGCCCCATTGCCCCGAAGCTAGCGGCTATCCGCTGGGATCGTCCCGAAAAGACGTGAAACTTGCTCTGCGTGGGTCCGACGTGCTCCTCAACGTCAACTCGCGATGTCGTCCAAAAGAGGCGGCAAGCCACGCGCGAAAGGCGCGCGTGATCTTTCGATTTCTGTCAACAATCCTTTTCTCGGTAAAGCAAAGCTCGACTACAAGCCTTCACGGAGCGTGACGGCGCCGCTCACCCGGTCTTCCACCGGACGGGTAGCGTCGCCACGCGTCGTGACGACAGCGCATTCCGAGCGCGTTTCTGGTACCAATTCGTTCTTCTCCGTACAGAACCTCTCTTCTGACACGACCGACTCGGGCTTCAGCTTTTCGCTGAATCCCGGTCTTACGAGCCAGTTCCCTTGGCTGTCTCAGCAGGCGGCGTTGTTCTCGAAGTATCGCTTTCATAAGCTCTGCTTCCGATACACCCCGTTTGTTCCGGCCACGGCGAAAGGTAATATCGTCCTTTTCGGCGATTCCAATGTACAGAACGAACTCCCGAC